TGAACTGGCTCTGGCAATCTTGATGAGCGCGAGTATTGCACAGACTTGATAGTCCTCGACTGGGTGCTGTAGGTATGCACTGATGAGCATTGCTGCGTGTTGCATGTTATCTGCTGGGTGGCCGTAGTCGTTAAGACCACGATCTTGAATCGTGTCGGTTGCACTCTGTAGAATCTCCTGATATTTCATTCTTGCCAGAAATCTGCTCGATTGACTGCTCTGCCTTTGTGCCATCCATCGCGATGGCCACGATCATAGGCTTCTTTGTAGGATTGTAACGCCCATATAATGAAGCTAATACCTGCCCCTATAAGGCATATAATTAGCAGCTTGTCATTGTTGCTCATTGTGTAACCTATCTGCATCCAGTGCCCTCGACTGGCTTACATACTTAGTGTGACATAAAGGCCAGACTAATTAAGGGACATTTAGATAACAAAACGATAACGATTTACTGGTACAACTTCCCGTACAATGTAAATGACCCATCCTTGTTTATAGGCACTAGCATTGGGCTAACGCGGTCTCCATGTGTTTCAATGACTGCTACGCTCATCTGCCAATTAGCACTCCCAGCCTTCAAATAAGAGGCTTTCTTTTTGTCCATGACATTTCCTGCCTCTAAGCCCCAAAGAGTCCTGTATGAGGCTCCTATGCCCTCTGTAAAGGCACTAATGCCTGCTCTGTGAGTGTGACCACAAACCACAGACTTGCCGAACTTCTTAGCAAGCCCAAGAGCTGTGAGTCCAGCATTAGAGTTCATTGATCCTTCATCCCCATGAACTAAGACCCATCCCTTGTGAAACTCGAATGGTCTTTTATGAAATCTGATTCCAAGCCCGTTGAAGTCCATAAACTTTGCGTATTCCAGTTCTGGTAATCCGATGAGGCTAGGTGCGCGTAATAGTGTGTGGTATAGGCGGTCTGTGTGATTGCTCCGAGTGACATCTGTTGTGCCAAGTTCATAGAGAATATCCTGCGCAAGGCTTCTGTCAGCATCTAGCGTACCTTCCCACTCTAGCTTGGTTCCCTGCGCCCAGCGCGACTGAGACTGCATATCAAGCTCATCGCCTGTGTTTAGGATAAGGTCGAACTTCTCCCGTTTTACTAACTTGATAAGATTCTTTACAGCTGCTTCGTGATGGTACGGGATTTGTAAATCCGATATAACAAGATAGCGGGCTTTAGTCATCGTCCTCATCTTCGTAGTTGCCGAACTTCTCTGGATCGACAGGATGTGGCAATATCCATGCTGGATAAGATTGGGTATCAGTAATCATGAATAGAGCAATGCCTTCTGCAAAGCCTGCCCTGCGTAATGATTTCCAATATTCATGCAACCCAATACAATAAGCATCAAGAGCTGAGTAACCTTGCTCTTCTAACGCCTTTGCTTTTCTTGCCATAGCAGAATGTTACCTGTCTAGTAAGATGTTGTAGATTTCATCGACTCGCGTGTTGAGTCTTTTAATCTCAGATAAGAGATGCGTAATGACATACCCAGACAGACCACCGACTATGGCCAGTGTTGCTATGTATAGGGTAAAAAAGTCAGACTGTGTCATTTTTTAGGGGTCGCATATCCAAAGACACCAGCAAGAACAGCCCAAAGAATTGAGCGATAATCAGCTGCGAAATTAGTTGCAGCCCAAGCTGCTAAGAATGCTCCAGCAGTAAGGACATAAGGGCTTTTCATATTCATTAGTTTGCTCCTAGCATAGGTATCTGAAAAAACTCACCCAGAAGGTCAGCTTCTTTCTTAAAGCTAACATGCATGTGGTGAGTGTGTTTGTTAGCCCCTGTGTAATTGCGCCACTTCCAGTTAAGGATGGGAGACGCAATCCTGCCGTTAAAAATAATGTACGAGATGCGCTTTTCTGCCTTAGACTTGCAACTGATTCGAATCTGATCTGCAAGGTCGGGCATGATAAACGGTTTGATTCCGACACCAAATAAATCTGCGTCAATGTCAATGGCACGAACCCAGCCCTGCTCATCTGGATTATGATCAGACTTACGAGCAGCGTGTCTGGTATCACCGAGCCAACCATCCGATGCCCTGTCACGATCTGGGAAGGAATCATCTATCTGCTCTCTTAATTGGATTGCAGCTCTAGATAAGTGTGATTTCATGTTCGACATTAGAACATTCCCATCGTTTTAAATTGTTCAATAACAATTCTCCATGTCCACATGCAGGCATCGGAGCAATAAAGGCATCATCTATAGGATCGTATGTGTAACCAATCCCAGCATAGTTATAGCGGATTTTTGCATTGTAAGAAGTTCTTATGCACTTTTGTTTCCTGAAATCTCCATACCAAGTTTCAGTGTCTAATCCTTCAATAGTTTGTGTTTCATCAACACCCACAATGACTTCTGTGACAATGTTATTTTCATCTAAAAATGCGTAATGTGCCATTATGCCCAACTCACATTTCCTGTGCCAGCAGTAATTGTTGTTACTATAAATCCACCGCTTGGTGAAGCTGTTGATCCTGTAAGACCACCACCAATAGTAATTGTTTTTGTGTCAGGATATTTGAGAATTACTACACCTGATCCACCTGCTGCGCCGTTTGTTGCGTAATCACTTCCACCGCCGCCTCCGCCAGTGTTTGCATCTCCAGCAGTTCCTGTTCCTTTTGCTCCAGCACCGCCTCCTCCAGTTCCACCTGCGCCTGGAGTGGATGCTCCTGCATAAGCACCGCCACCGCCTCCGCCACCGCGTGTAACTGATGATCCTGTAATAGATGATGCAGAGCCATTACCACCTGCACCGCCTGCGGTAAGGACAGCCGCCGCACCTGCAACACTTGCACCACCACCACCACCGCCGACTACATAAGTAGCATTGTCACCATAACCTGCACCGCCTGCATTACCTTGACCACTTGGAGAAGCCGCGCCGCCTGCTGTTCCGCCTGCACCAACATTTAATCCACCGCCGCCGCCGCCAGAACCACCATCGCCCCCAGGATTTGGTTGTGAACCTGAATACTGATTTGAACCGCGCCCGCCGCCAGTGCTAGTAATTGAAGAAAAAATTGAATTGGAGCCATTTGTAGAATTAGCACCACCGCTTCCGCCAGTACCAGTTCCGCCTGCGCCAATTGTGACTGTGTAGTTTGTTGCTGGAGCTAATCCTGTTAATGTGCTTGTTAGATAACCACCTGCGCCGCCACCGCCGCCAGCACTAGCACCGCCACCGCCGCCAGCAATAACTAGATAATCTACACTAAAAGTAGGCGGTACCCCAGGATCTAATAATCCACAAATTGTGTTAAGCATTATGCAATGGCTCCTACGATATACCAAGTATCTGTAGCAACTTTAATGCAAGCTGCTGATTTATATTGAGCAAGAGTTGGAGATGCTGCCACGGCGCCTGCACTTAAAACTGTTGTAGTGCCTGAAGTGACTGCGCTGATTGTGCATGTTCCTACACCTTTATTGAGCACAGTAATAACAGTACCGACTGCAAAGGCAACAGATGCATTAGTTGGAATCTTGAATGCAATAGCAGTAGCCTTATTCATTGAAATGAGAGCCTGATACTGATCTGCTAAGACAGCAGTGTAATCAGTAGTGGCATCGGCATTGACAGTAAAGGCAGTTAGCCCATTCATGTTTGTAGCCGAGAGGACATTGCCTGTTGAGAATGGGAATCCGTTTGCCATAGTTGCTCCTTAGTAACTTAAAACGCTAGTGTCTAGAATACCGTATAATGTCGAGTCGAGTATAAAGCCATCGATAATTGGCTCCATCGTGGCGAAAGTAGTAATCCACGAATTAGGGGTTATATCGTGAGCTACTCCCTGAACCTGTAAAGTCTTGGTTATTGTTGATCCGCTATCTGTCGTGTTGGTAATTGTGACTGGGTCAAAGTAATCAAGGTTAAGAGCCGCCGTTACCCCAGCTGTATAACTAGGAGTCATTAAATCAAGGGTTAAGGAATCAATACGGATGCTGGTGTCCTTACGAGATGCCACATAAGCCTTAGCAAAGTCCAGAGCGACTGCATCAGTTTCCATGAGTAGGTTCTGTTGGGTGTATGAGTGCAGGAAGTAAGTGTCGATGGAAGTCGCATCGCTGGCAGTCTGAGTAGTACCGCCTGTACGCTGAATGTTGGCTTGGTTATAGACAAGTTTGTCATCAAAAGCGAACTTGACATTGGCATAAGGAATACCTGTGCCAGTCTGGTTAAAAAGTGTTGGAGTACCGCCTATGGATGCAACTGTAAAGGCTCTATCTTGGAATACAGCGTTTCCAGCAGGGTCACAATAGAAAGCGCCATACTCGGTCAATTCACATGTCTTGATAGCAGTAAGGGCTGCTCTAGAGCTTGCAGGGTCGGACTGACAGGTTGTCTGACCTGTATCAATATCACGCATGGATGAAGGCCAGTTGATTGTGTCTAGAATCCTGCCAATGCGAGTGCCAGTAGTCTCACCTGCAACTGCTCCAGTTACTGTGGTAATTGCTGAAGTATTGAATATCTTAAATGCATCAAAGGCGGTAATAGTCACATAAGCAATCTCTTGGCCTTGAGGATAGGTGTATCGGTAATCTGCTGTGTATCCAGAGAATAGGTAATACTCAGTGCCAGAATAGTTAGCAGATATGCGGAGTTTTCTAGCTGGTTGAAGATAACCATAAATAGGAGAAGATGTGTTCTGAGGATTGAAATCACCATTAGGGTCTAAGATTCTGACCGTGGCTTGACCAGCATCATAAGTATCCTGCAATAGGTTACGACCTCTACGAATAGCGATATTGGTTGTAGATGTCGAGTAGTCAATAATTAAAGCAGCGTTATCAGCCAGAACATTTGTTCCAAGAATACCTTTGGCAGGATCATCAAGGGTAAAGGGAATGCCATACCCAGGGCCATTGGCAAAGTTTATGGAGACTGTTAATTCTGCTGGAAGCGCCATTAGATAGCCGTAATAACTGCCTGGCGGCTATATCCAATAGCAGACCCAGCCCATCCTGAAGCAGCAAGAGCATTGTTGATTGCTTGGTTAAGGTCATTTTCAGCAATGACTGAACCTTCAACAGTCACTTGCACAACTGTGGTACTACCACCGCCAGCAGTACCGCCACTACCAGCTGTAGGTACTTGAGGCATTACTCCAGTAGCGCCACTTATTCCAGCAGCTGCTGCTGCCTGAGCTGCGTATCTTGCACCTGATAAAGCCTGCGCGAAAGATGCACCGCCTGCTAATCCAGCAGCTAAAGAGTTTTGAGCAATGGTGTTAGTCAATGCAATGGATTGACCATTAACTTCAACCAAAGCTCGTTTTACTCCATCTAAACCAATTTCCCATGCAATGAATGGATTACCCACATCCATAGAATAAACCTCAGCTAGAGTGCTTTGAAGGGTCATTACCTTTGCTTGGACTTCACTGAGCATTTTTGTGTATCTGTCAATTTGGCTAATGTTTTCATCTTGGATAGCCTGCATAAGCTTTAGACGAATACGATCTTCCTCTGAAATCTTACCCTTAAGAGCTGCTTCAATCTGAATCTTCTGTAGGTCAAAGATTGATTTGGCCTTGGCCAGTTTTAATTGTGCAGCAGTTACTTTAAGAAGCTCTTTTTGACTTTTAGTAGTAGCCGCTGTTGTTTTATTAAGATAAGAGCCAGATTGAATTGGATTCTTTTGATTAGCAACTTCTTCAATTCGTCTGGTTTTTGCACCAGCCTGATTCAATAGGGTTATGTAACTACCAAGAATTGGGATGGCTTGAACTATATTTGCCCCTGTTAATCCAGAAACTCCAGGAATCTTTTGCAATGCAGCAGCCATTAGGCCGAAACCGCGAATAACATCAGCAGTATAGGTTGCTAGGTTTTCCATATCTGTTGCTAGGTTAGAAACAGTTTTGTCTCCAGATAACACAACTAAAGCATCTATAATGCCTTTTCCAATAATTTCCTTTACATTCTCAGCAGCAACACCAAGTTTGGCTATTGATCCTGCAAAGGTAGCAGCGGATTCAGCAGCTGCACCCTTGAATGTTTTGGCTAACTGGCTAGTAATTTCTTCAAAGGATTTAGTCTTAAGGTCTGCCTTAGATATGCCAACACCTAAGCGAGTTAATGCTGTGTTATTTCCTAAATATGCCTTGCTTAAAGCTGCTGTGACAGAAGATAAATCTTTACCAGTTGAGGCACTAAGATCTAACGAAAGAGCCAACAATCGCTGAGTCTCTGCTGTGTCACCAGTTGCTATTGCTAATTGCTGATAAGCGGGGCGTAATAAATCATCGACCACGCCGAACTCGCTCTGTAGTCGTTGAATGTAGGACTCAGCAGAAGCGGCATCGCGTTCTAAACCAACATTCTTAAGAGCCAAGGCTAATTGCTTCTGAGCCTTCTGATCGTCAGCTGCTGCTTTAACCGAAGCCTTTGCATAGCCAAGAATGGCTGCTGTACCTAGGCTTATGCCTAGAGTCTTGCCTAAACTTTTAGCCGACTTGGTAAGTTTATCGGTTGCGCTTTCAGCTTGCTTAAAGGCCTTCTTGCCAGTGAACTCTGCTGCGACATCAATAATAATGCTCATGCGGTTGCCTTCTTAAAGTCTTTGCTGGCCTTTTCAATAGCTCTTAGAACACCATCACGAGCTGCGCCTCTATCTTCTTCATAGGCACGAAAGAGAACGCGTCCGCGCTCTTTGTCTTTACCCTTGAACTCTCCAGCAGTTTTATTGTTTTGGTTTTGAACAAATCGGCTAGATGGAGTCTTACGACCCATAGTTTCATAAATAGCACCAGCTGCGGATTTATTAAATAAACGCGCTAATGATCTAAAGCCTCTGTTGTTAGCTTTAGATGGAGTGGTCTTATAAGAAATGCCTCGCTTAGCTGCGCTGGCATCATAAAGTGGAAATCTGCCAGTGTAATTCTCGCGTGTGCGCCATCCGCTAAGGATTGAACCGTTATCTGGCAAATACCCTTTAGCAGCCTTGACAACAGGTTTTAAGGCTGTTGCAATCTCTTTTGGCATCTGCTTAGCCAAGTCGGGCGTATAGGCGCGTAGAGCCTTGCGGAGTTCAATACCGCCCTTTACGCTTACTGGCATCTTGAATCTCCTTTGCTTCATCTTTGAGACCCTGCAACAAGGCTTGAAGCATTATTGGGTCTAATTCTAATAACTGCTGTGGCGCAAGCCCCAACCTAATGCTTAGCCTAGCAATTAGGTAAGTGAATGGGAGATCGCGCTTTAAGACAAAGGGTCTGAATCAAGCACCTCAACACTCTTAAGTGTCTCGATAAAGTCAATCCCGTAAGGCTTAACCGTCTCACCTGAACGGCGTAGAACTTCCCATGCAATCCAATAAACATCCGACTGCTTCTCGTCATCACGAAAAGCCTTATGAAAACCCTTTTTAGCAAATTGCTCGAATGCATACTCCACTGCTGGAGTAATTTCACCTTCGATAACGCTTCCATCTGTTCGAACTATCTTAAGTTTTGCCATGGTTAGCCCCCTTGTTTAATTGTTTAGAATGTGCCTGTAGTTGCTACTGCAACTGTTGAGTTAGCAGTAAATGTAATTGACTGTGTGCCAATATCTGCCACAGCACCATTGATGTCTGTAGTGTTATTGACTAGCAATGAAACAGTGTATAGAGGGTTAGTAGCAGATACTATTGTTCCCTTTGTCTGTAGGAATACACATGTAACTGTTGTTCCCCATGCAGCTTGGAGTGTTGCAAGAACATTAGCTGATGCTGTGTCGTTTAGGAAATCAATAGTTACAGTAGATGCTTCCAAGCCCTTAACGAACTTGTGTGCTGTGTCGCCCATTGCAGTTACTTCTAGCTCATCAAATGAACGATTGATTGTTACTGCTGTTACATGGTCAGAAAGATCAACAGTGTTAATCTTAACGCCTACATTGTTATTTAGAAATACAGCCATTAGGATTATTCCTCGTCTTTCTTAGTAGATGCTGGCTTTGGTGTTGGTGTGCTAACCTG